TTGCTCCGATGCCGGTAGCTACGGCCGCGCCGCCACGGACTAGGATGCCGACCGTTGCACCCCACAACGTACCGACGCTGGATAGGACGAACCCCAATCCCCCGAGCGCCAATGAAGCGGCCCGTACCGGGAGCACCAGGAACTTACCGAAGAACAGTCCTAGCTGCCCAATAAGTGTTGCAGTCGAACCGAAGTACTTCAGAAGTGGTCCGAACAGGGCGACCATGATCGCCAGCGCCAGAGCAGCCTTCTGTACGACGGGCGGCAAGTCCTGGAAGGCCAGGACGGCATCCTTGATGACACCGGCCAGATAGATGATGTACGGGATGAGCGGCTGGATTACATCTGCCGCGCCGTTCTGAAGTGTGGCCCAGATGATCTGTAGCTTGCGCGGATTGCTGTCAAGAACCTTCTGGAGCTCCTGGTTAGCAATCTGGAAGACCTTGGTGTCCGACGATGTGGCATCGAGAGCCTTCTGATAGAACCCAGTCGAGCTACCGAGTTCTCGCATCAGGACGTCGAACTTGTTCACCTGCCAGCGCGAGGCGATAATCGAACTGACAAACGCCTTGCCGGAGTCAGACAGCTTATCGAAGCGCTGCTCCATAATCTTGAGGCGTTCAGCGCCGTTGGCCGACTTCCAGCTCATGTCGGTGACGTTGATGCCCATCTCGGCCATGACGTCTGCAGCCTGCTTGGTCGGAGCCATGAGGCGAGACAGAATGGTCTTGAGGGCGTTACCAGCGTTCGCGGCGGAACCAGTGGCAGGTGTGAGTGCGGCCAGCATGGCGGCGAGCTCGCGAGTAGAGACTCCAGCGGTGCGCGCCGTCCCAGCGGCTCTTTCAAAGCCTTCAATCAGACCCTGCATCGAGATGCCGGTCTGGTTTTCAACTGCGTTCAGCTGCGCCAGAGTCTTCATCAACTCTTCGCTGTTCAGCTGATACTGCGACTGGATCGAGATGAGCGCCTGCGTAGCATCGGCAGCGTTCATATCGCCCAGGATGATGGCCTTCATCGTGGCATCTGTCGCGACCGCGAGATCCTTGCCGGATGCTCCAGCGGCAGCCCAGGCTGCGGCGACGTTGATGACCTCGTCTTGCTGTACGCCGTAGTAGTTACTCAGCGCCTTGAAGTTCTTTTGGAGAGCCTCAAGTTCATGATTGAACGTCTCGGTGGCCTTCTGGTTAGCCATCTCCTGCGTGAGACCCTTCTGGGTCTTCATGTAGAAGGCGGCCGCCGCCTGAGTGTCACCGTAGACCTTCTGAACCTGCGTGAAGGCCTTCTCGTTCGCTAGCTGCCACTTCGTAGCCGCACCGGCAGCGATCGCCAAGGGCAGAGTGAAGTTATAGGTAATCTGTCTGCCGGTCCATTGGACCTGATTACCCCACTTGGCCATCGCGGAGATGTGCTTGTCTCCGATGAAAGAACCACCGGCAGCGCTGGCGCGGCCCAACTCACGCTCCAGCATTGCAACCTGACTCTGCAGCTGCTTGATCTGCTGCTGAGCTCGAGCTGCCGCAACACGAACAGTAATGTTCATGTAGCCTTGCACAGTGAATCTCCCTCGCTGACCTTAAGGTCCAGTCATGGGCCTCCACTGTGCCCGAGTGCAGGCATAAGATAAGCCATCCCCCATCGCTTCGTCAAGCAATGGGGGATGGCGTGCCCGACTGGATTTGAACCAGTGTTTCTCCGGCTGGCCGACCTCTCCGAGTCCTACCGCACTAACCGGTGGTCCTACTCAGTCGGTTTCGACTTCCCCGGAGCGTCCTAGGCCGCTAAACGACTGGGCACATCTATCGCCTGCCCCTACGCCTCACGTTGGGGCTCTTGTTCTTCTCCTGCGCCTTCTTCCTCTCGTCCGCCCGTGACTTGAGGACTGTGTACTGCCCCAGTCGACGCAGGAAGAGTGGATCCTGATCGAGGAGACCTCCGGCTTCAGGCCAAACTGTGAACTGGGACAGGATCATCCAGTTGATCAGCTCGAGAGCGCCGTGCCACTGCCCAGGGATGGGCTTGTCGTCAACGAACAGCTCTACTTGGCGGGTGAAAAATCCGCCTCGGCCTCGCGCTTCTCGGCGACCACGAGCATCTCCTCGAGGTCCTTGATCTGCTCGCGGATGTCGGCCGACGACAGGTCTTCCTGGAGGAAGGGGTTGAACTTCCGGATCTTGGAGATCAGGTTGTCCACGTAGTTCGGGTTGGTCGCGACGATCCACGCGCCGAGGGCCTGCCGATTGAACGGCAGCCAGACGCCTTCCTTGCGCATGTGCCAGTTGACGACCGAGTTCATGATCAGGGCGCGGCGATCCTTCGCCTGGTCCAGGTCGATCTCGGTGTCGCCGGTCTTGCGTTTCGTGGTCATCTTGAGCTGAGCTTCGTACTGGTAGCGAGACCGGTCGCCCTCGTTCATCTTCTTGATCTCGAACCACTGCACGCCGTCCGGCATGAAGTACTTCGTGGTCTCGCTCGTACCCCAGTAGTCCTCGATGATGACCTCGTCGACATCGGTACCCTGACTCACCACCGTGTGCCCGCTGTGATCGAGCTGAGTCGGCTGCTCTTCGTTGGGATAGGTCGGGTCGTAATCGTTGCTTGGCATCCTGGTGCCCCTTCTAAGGCGTATGGATCTTGACTGCGGATGATAGCACAACACCGGCCCAGGGCGATGGCGGACCCTGGGCCGGTGTGCTATCGGTCTTACGCGATGGCGGCGAGGCCGTTCTTGACGACCGCCGTGCAGGCGGGCGTCGCGAAGACCGGCCGGAGACCGCGCCAGTTGATGTCGTTCTCGATGACGTCGTCACCGGACTGCTCCAGGGCGTACGGCTCGAACGCGACCTTGGGCAGGGTGAACGTGATGGACTCCTTGGTCAGCGGGCTGCTGGCCGGGATGTCCTCGTAGGTCGTCGCGGTGATGACCAGCTGCTCCTTGTTGGTGAGTCCACCAGGGGCGGTCGCAGCAGCCGCACCGTACACAGCCTTCCGCCAGAGGCTGGAGTCCTGTGGGCGGATGTTGATCGAGCCGCTGAACTCCCGCGACTTCGCCGTCAGGTCGCCGATGTAGAACGAGCCCAGCCGGAAGTCGTCGTCCTCGAAGTTGTTCGTCATGTCGAACGAGAACGACTTCGCCGGAAGCGTCACGCCTCCGTAGGTGATGCTGATGTTGGTGCCGACGATCATGAAGGTGTCGTCCCACGTGGGAGTGGGGTCGACAGTCACGCCCGCGACCTGCTTGCGAGCGATCATGCCCACGGTGCACATCATGTAGCCGTTGGCGTCGCACTCGAAGTGCAGGGTGTTCACCACACCGTCAGTGTAGTTGAACTTCTCCAGGCCGCCGCCGATGTTCTCCTGGACAGCCACGAAGGGCAGGGTCGCGGAGTCGAGCGGCGTGAAAGTGTGAGTCGTCACACCAGTCACGGTGGCGGTCACGGCCGAGCCGAAGCCAGCCTTGAGGAGCGTGCACAGCGTGTTCAGGCGAACGTACGCCTCGTACTCACCCGAGAACGAGACCGCACCGAGGTAGGCGTCGACAGTGTCGCGCCCGCCGCCGATCTCAGGGTCGGTGGTGAGAAGCTCGCGGTTCGGGGACAGCTGCCCCGACCGAAGCTTCATTGCCAGGGACGTAGTGTCGAACGCCGCCGGGAAGGTGTCGGGCGTGCCCTGCGTCATGAAGGCAACGCTACCTGCCTGCGATGAGTACCCCATGACTTACTGTCCTCCGTTCCCGGTTGGAGCCGAGGTTGGCGTCGGCGTCGTCGGAGGCGTCTGGCCACCGTTGCCGCTGCCGTTCGACTTCTTCTTGACGCCCGCCGCCTCGTCCGCAGCAGCCTGGGCGGCAGCGTTCGCCTCCTCCGCCTCGCGCATCATGCGCTGGTACGGAGTCTCGACCGGCTCGTCGGCCTTCGCCGCGAGCTCGTCGGCGGCAGCCTGGCCCTCTGTTGCAGCCGCGAGCTCGGCCTCGAGCTCGGCCTGCAGTCGAGCCTGCTCTTCCTTCAGTGCGGCGGCGCGCGCATCGTTCTCGGCCTGGTTCGTGACCTGCTCTCGGGCAGCCCGCGCCTCGGCGATCTGGGTGCGAAGTTCCTCGTTCCCTTCGTGCAGGGCTTCGAGGTCTTGCTCGCTGGTTGGCATCTCATCTCCTTCTCACTGAGTAACGGTCTGCAGCCAGAATTCGGTAATCGAACTCTGTAGGAACGAGCCCTGAACCTCATTCGACATGAAGCGTTGGGCTTGAGGCCCCCAGCGCATTGCTCTCTCAGTCTTCCCGTTACTCGTATAGACCAGATCTGCGAATGCTAGCTGGAGAAGTTCGTCGGCGTAAAGCATTGAGCGAATACGCTGAGCGAGGACAGCATGAGTATTGATCGCCTCTTCCTCGTCCTGATGCTTCACGAACGACTGAACGAAGACTCGATAGTCTTGCATCGTCGGGATGTTCTTCATGTTCGGAGCCATCTCGAACGACAGGGATTCTGGACCCCAGACGTTTGGGTAGACTCCTATCGACTGATTTGGGTCAGTCGGACGAAGTGCACGACGCAGAATCGTAAGGTCCACATCAACCGCAACTGGAACTCTTGTTACGATCATCTGGACAATGTTGTTCGGAAAAACAGTCGGATCCGCTGTAATCATGGCGTCCCCACAAAGAAAGCTAGCTGAGCCATGACGAAGCCGAGGTCAACCTCATCCATGCCGAGGACCGGACGAGGTGGCGCTCCGCGAAACCCTGAAGTCGGATCACCCTGCTGGGCGCCCTTCAGCTTTTTCTTCAACTTCCCTGTTGGCGCCTTGGAGGGGTGCTGCAGGAAAGCTCCGACAGGAGTGGCCTGCACGGAAGAGGTGATACTTCCCTGAGTAATATAGCGCTCGAGCTCCCCTGTCCTGACGTTGATGGGATGCGCCCCCCCGTAGCCCATCGTCTGGCGGATGACCTCCGTAGCAGGCGCCAGAGGAGCCCACTTGCCAACCACGTCATCGCCTTCATTCTGGAACCGCTCCTTCGCGCGCCTCAGAAGGTAAGGGTAAACCGTCATCGACAAGAAGGTTGTCAAGCCCTGTGGACCCAACTTCTGATCCAGATGGTCAAGCAACTTCTCGACATAATCGGCATCGCCAGTAAGCTCGATGTCGATGTAGCCCTTGGCTCCGCCCGCCATCAGTTGTACGGCCTTACTTCAGAGCCGACGATCGGCGGCCAGCCAGGAAGGGCTAGCGGATCAAGCAAGAACTCGTAGCCAGCCTGAACTAGGCTCACCGAGTCCTCGTTGTAGATCATCGGGCCGGTTGCGTGAGTACCGGCGGTTGGATCCAGTGGAGTTGCTCCAGTGATAGAAGCTGCCCCGCTCTGGATCGCCTTCAGCATGTCGAGACCCTGATTCAACAGACTAAGCCCGTATGCGTTCAGGTTGTCATCCTCGGCGGCTATGGCGATGTCCAGAATGAGACGGCCACTAGCAATGAACTTGTTGCACGTCTTCAGCCAGAGCAGGGATGGCCTGTTTTCGGGCGTGTCGAGAAGCTCGATCGGCGTCACGTACAGCTGACCGAGTACCACGTCCATCTCGTCCGCAGCAGTGTTCACGAACCCCGTACCATCGCCGTACTGTGCGGCGAGGGGAATGTCTCCCTTAAGGAGATCTGCTGCAGTGCAGTAGGCCATCCCTAGCTCCTTGTCAGCTGGCCGGAGGGGCCGGGGGAGTTGGGTTCGACGGAGTGCCGTCGTCCGACTTGTCGCCTGTGGTGCCGTCCTGGTTCACGGTCTCGGTGCTGCCGGTGCCCTGATCCATGGTCGCCACGCCCACGCCAGTGTTGTTCGAGGTGGCCTGGTTCGGGGACCACTGAGCCTCGTGCGTGTACGCGCCACGCTTCGTCTCGTACTCCTCGTCCGGGCTCGCGGCGATCGCCTCGCCGGTCTCGGGGTCCTGGCCGGAGCTCTCTCGGATCGCCGCCTGATGGGCGTACGCCGTCTCCTCGGCCTCCACGACGTGCGAGTTGTCGTTGCCGTCCTCGTCCTCTTCGAGCTCGGCCTTGTAGGGCTTGTTGCGCTCGTCCGAGTAGTTCATGTAGACAGGGTCGACTCCGATGTAGGCCGAGACATCCTGCGTCTCTTCCTCCACGGCCGGAGTCTCGTCCGCCTCGGTAGCCTTCTGCTGCCTCTGACCTCGTGCCATTTGCCTCTCTCGTTTCTCGAAGCGAAGGGGGAGACTGGAGACATCTCCAGCCTCCCCCTTTCGTCGTGTCAGTCCGCGATGCGACGCGGCACCACGGTCGTCTTCTTCGGGATGCTCGCCTTGCTCGAGGTCGGACCGCCGATGGCCTTCGCCGTCGCGTTCTTCCCGAGAGAGGTGCGAGTACCGTCCGGGCGGCCCTGGGTGCGACGGATGACAACGCCTCCGCCGCGACTCGTAGCCTTGTTGCGTGCCATGTCAGACTCCGATCTTACGGGGCAACGCCGGTGACGTTGACCGCGTAGGTCTTGTCCATGTGCGGAAGGACCGGGAAGGCCTTGACGCCAGTTCCGACGTCGTAACCCCAGGGGTCCATCCGCTCCTGCTCCCACTCGTAGAACCCGGACTGCCACTGGCCCTCCGGGTGCGGCGAAGTGAGCATCTTGCCGAAGCCGATCTCGGTGTCGTCGAACTGCGCGATCTCCGACTCGTCCGGCAGGAAGATGATCTCGTTCTGCGGGAGGAACCGAGTCGTGACCACCGAGGTGGAGCCGACCGCGCGGGTGCGGTACACCGAGTCGTACTCGATGAACTTCAGGTTGGTCGCGTTCTCCACGACCTGCATCGCCGCCCGAGGTCCCCAGCCGTCCATGACGTAGTTGGGGTCAGCTGCCGCGATGCTGCCCGCCGTAGCGCCTGGCACGATCAGACCGGAACGCTGAGCGAACTTGTCGCTCGCGACGATCCGGTTGAGAACACGCCGCGAGGTGATCGCCCGAGTGATGTGGACCGAGTAGAGGTCGTACATCATCTCCTGAACGGCCAGGATGAAGCCGATCGGGTCGAAGGTCGTGGTGGACCAGTCGACCGCACCGTCCACGACGAAGCCTGCGATGTCGTTGGCGGCGTTGCCAGCTTCCTGGGCAGCCGGACGACCCCACGGGACAGTGAACTTGATCTTGCCGTCGTTGTAGGCGAGCTGACCGGTCCCGAAGGAGGTCATGATCATCCACTCGATCCGGTTGTCGAGCTTCCGACGACGCAGCGCGGTGTCCCGAGCGACCTTCGACGCCCAGTCCTCCGTCATCGAGCCGATGGTCAGTGGCAGCGAGTTGGTGTCCCGCATCTGCTCGAGAATGCGGTTCATCTCGCGGTAGCGCGTGACGTCGGACGCCGAGTACCGAGTCTTGTGCGCCCAGTCGATGATGGACGCCCGACCCTGTCCAGGGAAGATGTCGTCCTTCATCGCGAGCTCGGACTCGCTGTCCTCGGCGCGAGCCGGGGCCAGACCATCCGTGAGACCCTTGGCGTACGCGAAGATCACGTCGTCAGACGCGACCGACAGCCACGGGACGAGGCTCAGGCCGATGTGCTCGTCGGGAGGCAGGATCTCGCGGATGACACCGAGAGCCACCTCCTTGCGAACCAGACGATCCTGGCCGATCAGGCTCGGCGCGAAGTGCTGCAGCTGGTTCACATCGCCGCCAGCCGCCGAGAAGGCAGCCAGGGCCGCCTGGAAGGCGTTGGGGTTGAGAGTGGTGCCGCTCATGCTTCGGCTACCTCCTTACTTCCACAGGATGGCGACGCCCTTGCCAGCTGCCCCACCGGGCTGCATGGCAGTGGCCGTGCCGTTGGACAGGGTGACCTGCGACGGAGTCGCCGCGTTGCCGTTGTACTCGAAGCACCAGGCCTGAACCGCAGCCGCGTCGTACGCGACGGCGACCTCGACGTCACGGTCCATCGTCTGCCACGGCAGGAAGGTGTCGTTGAGGCCGACGATGTTGGAGGTCGTCTGCCGACCGTCCACGACGTCAGTCGCACCGGCGACGAATGGACCGATCTTGCCGGACTCCGCGCCCGACGTGATCTTGGCGAGCACCAGACCGCGCTTGACGATCTTGAGCCCCGAAACGCCGTCGATCGTCTGGCTGAGGATCGTCGCCGCCGACAGGGTGTAGTGCTCGAACCGGATTCCCTTCGTGCTGCGAAGGTACTCGTTGATGCCGAACGGGGACCGGTCAGCCACGTCCTGCTTAGTGAATCCTGGCATGGATCAGATCTCCTAGCTCTGGGCCTGCGCGGCCTGGACCTGGGGCTCGAGGGCCTTCATCTTCTGGTAGGAGGCCATCTTCTCGAGCTGCTCCGGCTTGACACCGGCCCGAGTGTGCATCGCGACCTGCTCCTTGGCGATGTTGTACTCGTCGAGCACGTTGGTCGCCTGGCTGCCGGTCGGCGTCTGACCCTCGGTCGGCGTCTGGCCGAACGACTGGCCGACGATCGGGTGCGCCGGGGCACCTTCCTGGAGCTTCTTCCAGGCGGCGAACTGCTCCGGCGTCTGGGTCTTGGCCCAGACGAGGGTGTCGTCGATCTGAGAGGCCAGGATCTTGTTGCCACCCGCAGGCGTCGCCAGGCTGCGAACGAAGTTCTCAACCGCCGACTCCTCCGTCTCGCGACGGAAGCCCTCGAGCGCGGTGATGTGAGTCTGGACCGCCGCGAAGTCGGTGGTCAGCTGGCCGTTGATCGAAAACTGGAACGAAGGCTGCTGAGGAGCCTGCGCGTGCTGCTGGTCGGCGGCCGGTGGAGCCGGTACCGCCGGAACTGCTGGAACAGCAGGCGCCGCAGGAGGCGTCGCCTGGTTCGGGGGGGTCTGGGCGCCGCTCACTGCTGGTGCCTCCTTCTCGTCCATGAACACATGAAAAACTCTGCCTTCCGGGCTCTGGAGATTCGCACCGAACTTGGAGAAGTTCAGACCTTCGACTGCAGAGAAGTCGACCATCGCGACTCCCATGTAGACAGGCCAGAACATCGCCTCGTCGTTGGTGTGATACTCACCGATCTCGGAAGACCTGTTGCGGTAGGTCCCGTTCTGCTCCTTGACCTTCGCGTCCTCGTCGGTGATCTCGTAGTCCGCGAGCAGGAACTGGAACTTCCCCTGCTCGATCTCGATCTCTTCCGAGGTCACGTCTGTGTGCCAACCGATCACCTGACCGGTTCCCGGAAGGCCATGGATCAGCCAGCCGGGGTGGCCGTCGCGAACTGGCACGTCCGTCAGGATGTTGCGGTTTCGCAGCATGTCGAAGTGGTTCTTCATCATGTCGATGTGGAGAGCTTCCCACGTCGACTGAATGCCCATGCTGTCACGGAAGGTGCCCGACCGGAAGACTGGCTTCCGCTTGACGACGACGACGCCGTTATCCTTCTTGAAGCACTCCATGCCCACGGAGGCAGGCGCGAAAGAAGGCCCGGAGAACAGGGCTACGTTCATCCGGTCGTTTCGGCTCAGGGTTGCAGTACTCATCTCATCGCATACCTTACTCGGTAGGTTGTATCCCCGGCAAGCATTACGGATTTTCGCTATCCGATGCCTCTTCTGGGACCGGACTCACCACTTCCTGCAGGACAGCAATGTCGTCAGGTCGCACCATGACGACGTACCATCGGTGACACTCGCGACAGAACAACTTGACATCTCCGTCTCGAAGGTTAACCACAATGTGGCCATAGACAGAGCGCTGCTTGTAGACCTTCACCTCGATGTAGCGGTGACCTTTGCCGTCCACCCCGTACACTGCGAGCAGTGGGCGACGGCGGCAAGTACAACGCAGATCATGCGTTGTCTTCTTACCTGCTCGTCTGCCTACCGCTCGAAGGCCAGTCACGCCGCCGCCAGTTCCTCGAGCTGGTAATCCAATACCTTCTCGAAGCCGTTCATGAAGTCATCAGCCGAGTTGTAGATCCTGGCTTCAGCTACCTCAGCAGACCACGCACCGACTCGGTCATACAGCTTTCGGACGGTGCTCGCTGCATCGTCAACGCCAACAGCGCTGAGACTCTGCTCAAGCTGGCGCTCGTAGCCGAACTTAAGCGTGAGGCCAGGCCCGAACGTCCCGGCCTTGAAAGCCTTTTCAGCCTGCTTCCTGACACGTGCGGTCACATCCTTGGCAGTAGCGCGCGGTTCGTCGGTGCCACGCGGGCCGCTGCGTCGTCGGTCGGCCGGATCCTGGCCGGAATCAGCAGGGTCGGCCGGATCTTCGGTTACTTGCTGGACCTCCTTGAGGGTCAAGCCCGCCATCTCGCCGAGCTCGGTGATGTCAGGCTTGATCGAACCGTTGCCGATCAGTGCCGTGACGATCGCCCGAATAGTGTCAGCAGACTCTGCGCCGAGCTTGCGGAAGACGATCTTGGCGCGCGGAGCCTTCTCGCTAAAGTTGAAGTCGACCATCGGGCCGAGGATGTACTTGTTGATGTACTCCGTCCAGTCCATGGCGATCGCGTTCAGCATCCACTGGTAAGTCTGCATGTGCCCGACGCCGAGATTATAAGATCCAACGTCAGCGGTGCGAGTCACCAGGAGCGGCGTGAACAGGCCAAGCGTGATCTCCTCATCCAGACGCGTGATGTAGCGGTCAAAGTCGACGCCACGCATCTGAGACTCGAGATACTCGAGTTGGTAGTCGAAGTCAGGGTTCGAGTCGTTGAGGCCGACCTGCGTCTTCTGGTTCGGGAGAACGACGGCGGCACGGTTGCGGATCTGCTGGAGAATGTTCCCCATCATGATGTTGCCGCGAACCTTCTTGCCGTCGATGTCAACCTCTTCGTCGAATGGAGCTCGACCCACCGGGAGGGGCTCCCCGAACCTCTCGTAGTACCTGTTCGAGTAGAGATGCATCAGGTTCGAAAAAAACCATGGAACGAACGCACTCCGAAGGATCTTCTTCCCGTAGTAGTTCCCGTTCTCCATCAGGAGCGGGTACCAGTACGTCGCCTTGACAGGGATCGGGTCCGTCCAGCCGACCTGGCGAATCCCGTCGTAGATCTTGATCCATTGAGTTGCACCTCCAGAGCTCTTCGCACCCTCGACTTTCTTCCAGTTGACCGTGCAGTCCTCTGGATAAAGGTCCTTGATCTTCGTGAGGTCAACGCGCCCCTTGATCGCGTTGTTCTCCCACTGGAGAACGTTGGGCGAGCGCCCCGCCCAGAACGCCTGCGACTTGGCGCGAACCAGCCGCGTCCAGACGTCACGGAGGATGTCCTCGCAAGTCGAAGCGATCTTCTTCTCTTCGGACTCGAGGTGCCAGTCCAGCTGGTGCAGCATGAACGTGAGTACCGACAGCGACGCGTTGATCTGGTAGTGATCGCGCATCGACCGGAAGTCCTGGAGCGTCAGACGATCCAGGTTGAAAACGAGAGCGCCGCCTCCGGGGAAGTTCGTGATCAGGTGATTGTCGCCTGACCAGTTGCCGTACTTCTCGCCCATGGTGGGCGGCTTAGCCTTCCTGAACAGGTTGTCGCTGTTCCCGAGAGGCTGGTTATTCTTACCGAAAACCTCGATACCCACCTCTGTTCCCTTCTTAGCGCTTCGGGAGAGGGAAGAAACCGACAAGCTCTGCCGATGGAGGGACGGGAGCTGTCAAGCTACCGAAGCCGCCGAGGGCTGGATGCAGAAGGTTACCGCCCGGACCAGCTGCGCCAACTGGTTGAGATTGTTCGTCTGGTTGCGCGAACGATATGGACGTTACTCCCTTCCGGAAGCTCCTGTCACCCATTAGCATGTACGCAAC